GAGCATGGCGACAAAATCAAGTTCCACGGCAAGACCTTTAAAATCGTTAGCACAGCCAACGACAATATCAGCCTCGAGATGGTAGATGAAGCGGCACTGGAGGCTGACGGCCCAATGCGCTTCAAAATGAGCTACGGCCCAGATGGCGATCTTCGCATGAGCCGGAAAAACTAATCAAACGGGGAGCTTCGGCTCCCCTCCCAACTCTTTTAGAAAGGAACTTTAATGACACACTCCATCGAATGGCTCACCTCAAAGGATGCAGCATATGAGCGCTTCAAAAGGCTCTCAGGTGACGACGAGGTTGCTGCTTTTAACTCCATCGCTAGACATCAATATGTTGTGCATGTTGAGTTTAATTCTAACTTCGAAAACCCAAAGAGGTTTCAAGAGATAGATGCTGATGGGGTTTCTCATGGGTTGGTACTTCTTAGGCATTGGTTGATGGTACATGGTGCGAGCAGTGCTGCCCTCCGGAAAGTTGATCGGGATGGTTCGCTTGGCTCCCCAGACGTTTACGACTATTCAGACTTCATGGAGGATGCGGAATGAGTGGGGCAACAGCTGACGATTTTAAGAAGTGGGAAGGCATCGCCAAGAAGTGCGATCTTTCTGAATTGAACTTTGTCATTAAAGATTGCCGTGAGGCTCAGATGGCAATGCAAGGTTGGAATCCTGAGAAGGAAAACTATTACTCCGACCAGAGAATGACCTTCTCGGATGAGTTGCGGAGGAGATTAAAATGATTGGCAAGTCTTTTAATGTTGCTTTATTTTTATTGATTGCCGTTTCGGCTTCTAGCATCTTATCTTTTGTTCTTATAAATCTTGTTCTGGGCTGTGATACATGGGATCAAGAGCAATGGACGCCATATAAATCTTGTATGACTATGGGATATATCATAGGACTTGACTGATTGCCCAGAGAAGGCTATCGTTACATTGGGAACTCTCCCTGCTCCCCAACTAAAAGCTCACTGTAAAAAGTGGGCTTTCTTTTTCTTCCGGAACATATTACAGTTGCTTCACAGTTGACCACTGCAAACAAAGGTTTGGAAGGAGATAATCTGGTGTCAGGAAAAGGGAAAAAGGTTCAAGTCCAAAGGCCTGTCAACAATGGTCGCAAAGTTGAGCCTGAGAAGTGGGATGGGAGGTTCCAATCTGTTGAGCCTCTCAAGAATCAAAAGGCTGCACAACCACGCCAAACCAGACATAAGAAGTGGAACCATCCAGCCACAATCAATTGGATCATGGGTCAAGCAGACCCTGTTGGATTCCTCGCCTCGGTTATGCAAGGCAAAGAGATGTTTCCTGTTTACACTCAAGATCAAGATGGCACAGTTCAAAACATCGGAAAGGTTGGTGCCGATCCGGAGTTGAGAGTTATGGCAGCAAAGACTTTGTTGGGCAAGTGTGTCCCTGATCTAAAGGCTGTTGAGATAACAGCACAAATTGAAGAGCGAAAGGTGCTTGATATAAGCAGATTAACCGATAATGACCTCACCACAATTGAACGAGTTCTTGAACACGCTGTCATTGAAGGAAGTGAGAGCGGAGAAGATGAAGAGATCCCTGAGGGAGTTTACCAAGAACTCTTGGGAAGCGATTGAGCCAGGACGAGAGTTCCAAGACAACTGGCACATTGATGCAATCTCCGACCATCTTCAGGCTGTTGTTGAAGGCGACATAAAGCGTCTGATAATAAATGTACCACCAAGGCACATGAAATCGATCTCGGTTGCTGTGGCTCTTCCGGCATGGGCGTGGACCATCCAGCCATCGAAACAATTCCTCTATGCATCTTATGCAAGCTCACTTTCTATTCGGGACTCGGTTAAGTGTCGGAGGCTTATTGACAGCCGCTGGTATCAAAACCATTTCGGTGAGACTTTCAAGCTGACAGGTGACCAGAACCAGAAGCAAAGATTTGAGAACGACAAGACAGGCTATCGGATCGCAACCTCGGTTGGTGGTGCTTTGACAGGGGATGGTGGTGACATTGTTGTTATTGATGATCCGCATAATTCAATTGAGGCTGACAGCTCTGCAGTGCGTGAAGGAGTTCTTGAGTGGTGGGATCAGTCTATGCAGACTCGTCTTAACAACCCAAAGACAGGCGCATTTATCATCATTATGCAAAGGCTGCATGAGCAAGACTTGACTGGCCACATCTTGGCGAATGAGCTTGGTGATGAGTGGGACCACTTGATGCTGCCAGCCAGATATGAGATTGGCCACCCAACTCCAATGCGCTCAACCTTGAATTTCACAGACCCAAGAACTAAAGAAGGCGAGCTGCTTTGGCCAAACAGGATAGATGAGAAAACACTTAAAACACTTGAAAGGTCTTTAGGAAGTTATGCTGCTGCTGGCCAACTACAACAGCGACCAATGCCCAAAGGTGGCGGTATTCTTAAAGCTGAGTGGTGGGTGCCATGGGAACATGCTGAGCTTCCTGACATAGAATATGTTCTCCAGTCTTGGGACACAGCCTTCAGCACCAAAGAAAAATCGTCTTATTCGGCTCGGACCACTTGGGGTGTGTTCAAGATGAATGGCCAGATAAATGCTATCGTTTTAGAAATGTGGTATGATCGTGTCAGCTATCCTGAGCTGAGAAAGCTCGCACAAGAGGCATATAATGACTGGGAGCCAGACGCTGTTTTGATCGAGAAGAAGGCTTCTGGCCAGTCTTTGTTGCAAGATTTACGCATGGCAGGTGTCCCAGTTCTTGAGTATATGCCTGACCGAGACAAGCAAGCTCGTGCTCATGCAAGCTCCGCATTATTAGAGGATGGACGAATTTTCTTTCCAAAAGACAAAATGTGGGCTAAGAACCTAATAGATATTTGTGCAGCCTTCCCTGCCACCGACAATGATGACATTGTTGACACGTGCACACAGGCATGGTTGAGGTTGCGCAAAGGCTGGTTTGTGACTCACTCGAATGATTTTGATGATGATGATTACGAAGACAAAAGAAGGATAACACTGTATGGCTAGAGAACCCGTTGCGATTCAACAACCATTAGCGCCATTCATTGATCCTGCACCAGCAGACGATTTTCAGGTTGAAGACATTGGCGACAACGAGGTCCTGATTGGCGACCCAGAGCTAGATGATATTTCAGAACCAGACACAGAGTTTGATGCCAATCTGGCGGAAGACTTCTCTGCCAAAGAGCTAAAGTCAGAAGCCTCCGAGCTCATAATGTTTTACAACAATGATCGTGAGTCTCGTTCTGAGTGGGAAGAGCGATACAAAAAGGGATTAAAGACACTCGACCCAGACGGTGGGATGGATGAATCAGAAGACGAGCGTGCAACTCGTGGCCTGAGTATTGTTGTCCACCCAATGATCGCAGAAGCTGCCACACAGTTTAATGCCCGTGCAATTGCAGAGCTTTACCCATCAGGTGGACCAATCAAGACTTTGATCGTTGGTGAGCCTAATGAGGAGCTTGAAGAACAGGCTCGTCGGGTTCGTGAATATATGAATTACCAGATTACACAGGAGATGCCAGAATATTTCCCTGATCTGGATCAGATGCTTTTCCACCTCCCATTAGTTGGCCAGACATTTAAAAAGGTTTGGTGGGATTCAAGTATGGACCGCCAATGCTCTCAGTTCGTTAAGGCTGAAGACTTTGTTGTCGCACCAGAGAGCAAAGACCTTTATACTTCCCCGCGTTACACCCACGTCATCCGCATGCCGAAGAATGATTACAATCGATATGTCCAGTCAGGCTATTATCTGCCCAGCGACGATAAAGGAAGCGACTTTGATCCTTCTGGAGATGTTGTTGGAGAGATTGAGGGTGTTGATCAGTATGGCGACAATACTCAAGACGAAGTAATGACCCTTCTAGAGATGCATGTTTATAGCAATTTCGAAGATGACGACCAAGACGAAGACGAAGATGATAATGCAGTTGCAATCCCTTATGTTGTAACAGTTGATTATGACAATGAGAACATAGTCAGCATTCGCCGCAACTGGCGAGAAGAAGATGAGATGAAAAAGCGCAGGGATTGGTTTGTGTCTTACAAATTCCTTCCTGGATTAGGCTTTTATGGCTTCGGACTTTACCACCTCATTGGTGGATTGGGCAAAGCAGCAACTGGATCTTTACGGGCATTGCTTGACTCTGCTGCATTCAGCAATATGCAAGGTGGCTTTAAGTTAAGAGGCAGAGTTTCCGGTGGCGAAGTTCAGGTAAATCCTGGAGAGTTTGTTGACCTAGATGCAACGGTTGATGATGTTAATAAAGCAATCATGCCGCTGCCATTCAAAGAGCCAAGCCAATCACTATTTAACTTGCTGGGATATATCGTCGATGCAGGCCAGCGTTTCGCCAGCACCGCAGATCTTAATGTTGGGGATGTTAATCCAAATGCGCCTGTCGGATCAACGGTTGCTTTAATCGAGCAAGGATCAAAAGCTTTCTCTGCAATCCACAAAAGGTTGCACTACGCTCAAGGTCAAGAGTTCAAGCTCTTAGCAGACCTCAATGCCGAGAACCTTCCTGAGAGCTTTACATTCTCATTGATAGGAAGCAATTCTGAGATATTCGCTGCTGACTTTAATGATCGCATCGACATCATACCAATCAGCGACCCCAACATATTCAGCTCTTCCCAGCGCATTGCTCAGGCCCAAGCTATTCTCCAGATGGCCCAGTCAGCACCTGAGATGCACGATATGTATGCTGCATACAAGCGCATGTACGAAGCTATTAGAATTCCTAATATTGACGAGATATTGATCAAGCCTGAAGATGCACCGATGATGGATCCGATTGATGAGAACATGTCTGTTATGTATGGCAAACCAATTCGTGCATTCCCAGAACAAGACCACGACTCCCACATCGCAGTTCACATGCAGTTTTTGCAAGACCCGTCCCTCGCAGGGAATCCTGGAGCCAAGCAAGTCCAGCCAGTATTAATTGCTCACATAGCTGAGCACATCGCACTGCTTTACAGAACTCGAATGGAAGCCAGTGTTGGCGTTCCTCTTCCTCCGATCCCAGACTTCGCAGATAAAGACTTTAAGTTTGAGGATATCAACCCAGACCTTGACAGGCTCATAAGCCAGCGTGCTGCGCAAGTTGTCCAGCAAGCTCCTCAGATGAAACAGATTGCATCTATTCAGCAGCAAGGGCAGCAAGGCCAACAACAGAACCCATTAGAATATGCAAAACAACTCGCTCAACTCGAGGCTGAAGCACTCAAAGCTAGGACGCAAGCCCAAATCGCTTCTGATCAAGCTAAAGCACAGTCCTCAATCGAAATTAAACAAGCTGAAGCTCAACAGAAAATGCAAATAGACGCAGCAAAAGCCCAAGCAGATTTACAAGCTAAAGTTATGAAGCTAGAGAATGAGCTGCAATTAGAGCGAGAGAAAAACGCAGCCAAAATGCAAATAGAGGCTATGAAGAATGGATGAGATTTTAGCATCCATCCGACCAATTGATCCATCCATGTTCGGTGGCCCACCCAAGCAGCAAGGCCAACCAGAAGGCCAGCAAGGCCAGCAGCCTTTTAACGCAGACCAATACTTGGTTCAAAAAGCAATGGAGCTCAGTCGTAAAATGAAGACCGGAGAGCTTGGCGCATTGGGCAATGTTATGGCTGCTTTGCCGACACCTGAAGAAATGGCGCAATCACAAACCCAAGGAGTGCAAACAGCATGAATTATGGAGCCTTGAAAACGATCCCTAAAAACAAAAGTTACCCCCAAGGTGTCCCGCGCCAAGCAGAGCTAATGGGACAGCCACACATGCTTGCGTATATCAACCCAGAAGAAGAGCAGGTGCTGCGTGATATGGGCGGTGCAGGAATTCCTGGACCTGACGGCATTCCTGTTTACGGTTGGCTTTCTGACACTTGGTCAGAAATTACGAGTGGTGGGTCGGCGGTTACTGAAACATACAATAGCGGTGGTAGTTCTGCCCCAACAACATCATTAAGGCCAGTGGCAAGAACCACAACAGTTAATAACAACGCAACTACAGCAGTTCCTGACAACAGCGGCAACAATGTCTCTGCATATGTTCCACCTGTCGTGCAACCAGTAG